AGTCATCTTTCTTCATCTCCGTTACCTGTTTACCACGCATCATTTTCCAACTAACTTCATTTGTGTAGATACTTCCCAAAAAGCCTAAACCCTTTTGCATTTCTGGAAAAAGAGCATGGTGATATAACATAGTATCTTCATTGCATCCCCTTGGCCTGTAACCTTCTTTTAGCAGATACTGAATATCGTAGCAGCCGTTCTGGAAGATTTTTGTGATCTGGGGATTTTCCAAAATATGACGAACTACGCTCCGCGCATCGCGTTCGAGGTTCGGGGAAGACCAGTAATTCCCGCCTTTCGCTCGGTCCCAGAACGGAACGACCATGGCGTGTTCGGCGGAAGCGGAAAACCCGATCATTTCGATCATGCCATATTTCGTCTCGATGTCGCACGAGCATTCGGTGGAAAGGTGGGTTTTGATCCAGTCCCAACATTCTTGGATTGTGGGGTTGACTAAGATGAAGCGGCGGGGGCGTTTGACTTCGGGAAAGGCACTTTCGCGCTTGGCCTTCATAAGATCGGCGATGGCGATTGGACGCCAAGCCCAGTTCCGGAGGACGCCGGAGGGGTGGTAGGTGGGCAGGACTTTGATGTCTAGAAGGCTGCTGGTGGCGACGGTGCCGCGAAGGGCTCCGATCCCGTTAGTTTGGAGAAGTGCCCAACAGGCGGTTGCGCCGAGGGCGAGCACTACGTTAGGACGGACTTCTGCCAGTTCGGTCCGAAGGCGGTCGAGTTCGGGAAGAAACTCGGGGCGCAAATACTGGCCAACCTTGCCTAAATGAGGCAGGGCGTAGTCTGGCCCGACTTCAGCCTTTTTGCAGCAGAGGGCCGTCAGGTCGTTTTGCGGCGGCTTGAGAGCCAGCACGTTGGTCAAAAAGCAGTCGCGGCGCGCAATTCCGGCCTCTTGCAACATGCGGGTAAGCTCCTGACCGGAATAACCTTGGAAGGGCTTTCCGATCAGGGCTTCCTGATCTCCCCAAGCCTCGCCCACAATTGCGATCTTGGCGTCACGGGGGCCGCTGGAGTGCGCGAAAGGGGGCGAGGCTGAGTGCATTTTCAGGCCGTCAGAGCTTTGACTGCCCACATGGCAGCCTCTTCGTATTTGGTCATGGCAATGGCGACAAGGCGTGCCTTTTCACTCCGCTCGCCTTGTGCGATTTCAGCCTCAAGCAGGTCGATCAAATCCGCCGTTCTGGACTTGACGACATAGACCGGGCTGGAGTTGGAGGGGTTGAAGTCCACACGGACTCGATCAGTGCCGACAGACATTAAATCCGCCCTTCTTCTTCGAGGATGACCAGCAGCAAGAGGCTGTAAACGATGATGTCGTCAACGCGCTCGGAGACGGCCTGGGTTCGCGACCTGCTCACCCCTTCCCGATATTCTTTGACGTATTGGGTGACGACATCGAGGTGCTTTCCGGCCAGAAAGAACCAGACGGAAGACATCGGGATGGACTGGGCGTCGGCAAGGCGGCGGAAGGCTGACAGGATATCCCCGCTATCAGCGTATTCCGCGTTCTTGGCGGTAAGGAGGCTCTGCGCCCGGTCGAGGGCTTTCGCGATGATTTCGACTTGGGGGTTTCCGGCGGGCACAGGGGGCTCCTTTGGGATTGCATATTGAGAAAAGTCTTTCAAGGCTGCTTCGATTTTTTCGTCGTAAGTTTCGAGGGTCATGCTGTTGGCTCCTTTTGCATTGCGGAGGCTTTGCGGAGGACGCGGAAATGGTTCAGCGCCCGTCTCGCATTCGCCACATATTCGTCGTCAATCTCAAGGCCGATGACATGGGCCGCGCCGAGAGATTCGGCCGCACGGAGACTTGATCCCCCTCCGCAAGTCGGGTCAAGCATTCGTGTGTTTTGATCGACGAACATCTGGAGAAAGTGTTTTAGGACTGGTTCGGGTTTGGTGTGGGGGTGGTGCTCTTTGTTGGTCTGGGCGGCTATCGCGTTGCTCACAGGTTTGACTAGAAGTCTGTCTTCGCGCGAGGCGATGAGGGCCGTTTCATAAACCCGGCGAGGTTCGCGTTTGGGGTCTGGGATGATTCCGACGTTATCGCTTTTGACCCAGATCAGGGGGAAATTGCAGAAGGCGAGTTGGGGTGCGAGTTCGGCAAAAAGCTGAAGAGTGCGGGCTTGGATTTTGATGTCGCCGGAAAGCCAGAACACGAGATGGGCCGAGTGGGCCATCAGGCGATCTAAATTCTCGCAAAGGCAGACGATCAGCTTTTCGTAAATGTCTGCCGTGTCTTTGTATTGACTCCACGATTGTTTGCCAGACCATTTTCCGCCAAAGACGTTCACGCCGTAAGGGAAGTCACAGTGGATCAGGTTGAAGGGCTCGCCGGAATAAGTCGGTGCCCAGTCGAGAAAAGACTGTTGGAGGATGGATTGTTCGGGCGGGGTGATGATCGGGGGCGGCGTGGATGGCCCCGCGCCGGGGCGGGCGTCGCCCGTGGATGCGTCTAAAATATCGGCAAGGGGGTCACTACCACCCGCTTTTTCGGCCGCTTCCGTGGCCGTCGATAGGATGTTACTAATCGCGTCCGACGCAACCCTTTCGTCTTCCCGAGCGATGAAATTGAAGGCGCGCGTCGCGGTGTCCATCTCCCGCACGTTTTCACGGTAGAGTTCTTTCGCGACTCGACAGCACCGCTGGACCCACGAAACGGAATAACCGATGTGGTCAGCGGTTTTGGTAAAAGACCATTCCCCATCAGCTTCGTCCGTGAGAGTGTCGTGAAGCATGGAGATGGCTTCGCATTGCTCCTGCCACGTCAGGTCTTTGCGACGAAGGTTTTCTTCGAGTTCGACGATGCGCTGCTCAGTGACAGGCAGTTCAGCCAAGAGGCGAGCGGGGATGGTGGGCAGGCCGAGTTTGGTCGAAGCCGTGAAGCGGCGTTCCCCGGCCAAAAGTTTGTAAGGCTGGCCTTCCGGGCCGATTTCGTCCGTGACGATGATCGGGACGAGGACTCCTCGGCGGGGAATGCTTTCGAGCAAGTCGGAAACGTCGAGTTCCTTACGCTGGCGCGAAGGCCGGTCGATCCAGATGTCAGAAAGGGAAATGTCCATGTTTGCACCAGCTTTAGAGGGAAAGGGAGGGGCCGTAGCCCCTCGCCTTGTAGTGTTAGACTTCGCCCTTCACGGACTTGATGTTGTTCCGCGGCGGCTCTTCCGGCTTATCCGGGTTGAAACGCTGCGTCACGTAGATGATAACCGGCTGGTTGATCGCCTCCGGGATCAGTTCGTCAAACGAACGGCCTTCAGTCGGGAGGCCGAGAGAGACGAGAAAGTCCTTGAGGCGAAAACGCGCGTCGGGGGTGAGGTAGAAGTCGGTGGACAGCTTGCGGGCCGACAGGTCGATCTCGGCGAGTTCCGAAGCGTCGATGTCGTCACCTGCGTTGTGGAACTTCAGGCCAAAACGGACGTAAGGGGTCTTGTTCTTGTTGTTGTCTCCGTATTCGAAAGATGAGACGACGCCGTGATAAGTGCCTTCGGGGAGCGGGATGGGAGCCTTGACATCATCGGCCTTGACGGAGAGGAGGTCTTTGAAGTTAACAGCCATTTTTACACCGTTTGTTGTGAGCTTTAGGGCTCGGTTATTCCCCGTGAGGGGAACTTGTTAGGCACCACGGAAAAGAAGTTTCCATCTGCCTAAATTCGTGTAGTGCTGCCACAAGGAACCGTCGTCGCACAAGCAAACGATAATACCCGGCTCGACAGCGGCGATCTGAATGATCTTTCCTCGCGGCCTGTCACTCATGTCCTTACTGCCTTGAAATAATCCGCCAGACCTGTTTCGAGCGGATAGGATTGCGCGACCTTGGAGGGCGCGGTGTTTTTGCACTCGATAGTGCCTTGGGAGGTGGTGAAGATTTGACGTTTGAGGCCCTGCCCCCGGCCGCTGGATTGCGCCAGCAGAACGGTGTTGAAATACCGTCCGACCTTGGGGGGAAGGGCTTTGCCTAGGGTGTTCGGGTAATATCGCTCCGGCCCGCTGTCGTCGCCCATCGGCTTGATGTGGCAGTTGATAATCACGTTGCATTTCACGGACTCGTCGTAGAGCATTCGAAGCATGTTTTCGACAAGGGCTTGCGCGAGGCCCCAATCGGACTGGTGAGGGTGCTGCCCGAGTCGCCCATTCATCGAAAGGATGTAAGAAAGAGCGGCGTCGGAAAGCATGGTTAGGGAGTCGATGACGAGGACTGTCTGGCCGTCCCAAGAAGTGATGGGGCCGAGTTTTGTGTCGCCGTCGATCCAGTCGCCTAGAAGCGAGGCGGTGCGCTGCCAGACGGTGGCCTTGACCGGGATAAGTTTTCCGGCCACGTTTTTCATCGGCTCCGTGACTGTCACATATTCCACATTGTCGATGGCGTCTTTGTCGTATCGGCCAGATGTTAGAAGGTCACGAAGAACGTCAATGCCGTTGTCGAGGTCGATAATGCGGATGCGATAGCCTGCGGAAGCAAGGGACGCGAGGGCGCCAGTTTTGCCCGCCCCCGAATCGCCGACGAACAGGAGTTTAGTTGTGGTGGTGGAATGATGGTTTTTGAGGGCGGGCATGAAAAATGGCTCCTAGATGGAAAGGGTTATTCTTCTTCTTCTCGGCTTGCAACCCCTTCGTCGTAGCCTTCTGTATGGCCGGTCGCATAGCCATCTTCGTAACCAACGTCATATTCATGCTGGACAGCAGCTTCGGCCTCGTCGAGAATTTCCTCGATCAGAGACTCAACGTCTGAAGTCCGCTGGTCTTCCGGGAGTTCGGCAAGGTATTCTGCAAGGGTTTTCATGTCAGATGTCTCCACGAACTTGGAGGGGGTCCCAGATGCGGCGGGTGAAGTCGGCTTTCAGCCAGTCTTGTCGGACGGAAGCTGGAAGCCCGCAAATCTTGCGGAACGGGCACCCCCCATACATCCCGCAATTATGCGCTACAAACCCGTTTGCTATAAAGTTATGGTGAGGCGCCTCCATTGCTATGTCATAAACTTCTTCCTCTCCGAGGAACGTGATGGACTCGATAACAGTTTGTGAAAGTCTATTCACAGACTCCTTCATCGAGTGGCGTTCTCTGTGGGCCAACACTGTTAAGGCTTCCAGATTGCTGATGTCGTCGTTCAGTGGATTTCCGTCACGATGATGGACCTCAATACCTTCTGGAAGGAATTTGAGTTTCGTTGCACGAGGATTGTCCCAACGCAAGATCTCCACAAACTCTTCCAAAGAAAGCCCGTTCATTGAGGCTTCGTAAGCAAGAATGCTTCGACGCTGTATTGCCCCTTTTCGTCTGTTACGAAGGCCGGTGCTGTTGTCTCGAATCTGGCCTTTTGGGTAGTAATACAGTTTTCCGATTTCTACGCGGGACTGCATTGTTTTTCGTATGCCACGAGTTCTGCTGCCCCAAAATAGCAGGACATCGGAAAGCTGGAGTTGGTCAAGACGTTTCCAGCCGGACACTGTTTTAAATTCGTGGTCAGCTGTAGCTTTGATTTCACCCTTGTCTGTTTTTAGGAGATAAACCGGCTTTGTTCCAGTTTTAAATACTCCCATGACTTGTTGGGTTCCGACGTAGCCACCAACATCTGATAAGAGATAAGTCGAGGGCGACTTGTCGATTGGTTTTTTGCTGTTTCCGTGGAAAAGATCGAAAAGTTTGGAGATTGGCATTTTCCATCCTTTTCGAGTTCCGCGTGTGACAGTGACTTGAGTATCGCCAGTTAGACAAGACTTGTCGTTTTGTGGCCAATAGTTCTGCGCCGCGTAAAGTTCCGCAGTTGCCAAATACTGGCCAAGATCGAAATACCATTCTTCGAGCACGGACTCAGTTCTCGGCACGACTCCGCGCAGAAAGCGGGTAAAGGTCTGAGCAATCTGCGCCCCGTCCACAATGATCCCCTCGATCTGGACGTTATAAACGATCTTTCCGGCGATGGCGTAGAGGGACATCTGGTTGTCAGGGGTGAACTTGTCGAAAAAGGAAGAGTTGATGGTGGACTTGGTGGTTTTGCGGTCGAGAACGAAGGCTTTGTCGTTGAGAGTGGCTAGGCGGTCGAGGTGGCCGCACAGCAGAATGCTTTCCCCTTGGCGGGACGTGTAACCACTGTCAAACCGGAAGGATAGTTCGACTGCGGGTTTGCCGTTCGCAAGTTTCACAGTCTGGATCGGATCGTGTTCACCGAACTGATCTAAATACCAGACGACGCTGCGGAGCAGGGTGATACGGTTTTTGTTCGGATCGTCTGAAAGCCACGGCCGACCCTTTTTCTCGTCCCACGTCAGAGCCAAGACCTTGCGGACTACGTCCCGCATGGCTCGGGGATGCTCGACGCCGCTAAATCGCAGATGATCGTAGTATTCGAGCGCAGAGTGGAAGTGGAGGCCGAAAGTTAGATGCACGCTGATCGACCGGGGTTGCCAGCCTTCCAAAATGCTGAGTTGGTAGTAACGCGGGCACGTCTTAAACGCGCCGATGGACGTGGAGTCCCACGCGAACTGAAAACGCGGGGAGATTGTGGAAAGGGAATTATTTGTGGTCATGTTCCACCTTTACCAGTCGAAAGCCCTCGGAGTGAAGAGAGGCCATTTTGTCAGCCTGGGCTTGCAAGGCAAAGGTGTATTTGATGAGGCGCTCAATGTTCTCGCAAGCCTCGTCCCCAAGCCATGTGGAAGCTTGGTATCGGATGTGATCGACTAAAGCGTTGAGTTCGGACTGGGTCATGGGAGGCTCATGGGTTGAAGTCGAAGTCTTTTAGGAGTTCATCAGCGGAAAGGATGGGGCCTTTGGTGCGGGGAACTTTTTTGGGTTTGGGAGTGGATTCCTGCGTGGCAAACTTTTCGCGTTGGGCTCGGAGGTATTCGATGATGCGGTCAGCTTCAGCGTCGGAAATGTTGGGGGTGCGGTTTATCAGTTCTTCGAGGGAATCGACTTTGGCCTCGGCGAGCGCCTCACTCCCGGATGAGGTCTGTGATGGAGGCGTCGAAGGGGACTGGTTTGGCATTCTCTTTCCTCTTCATGTGCTGCACCCATCCATGCAGGATCAGGCGCACAGCTTTTGATCTTCCGACTGTCCGCATCCCTTGCCTGCACAACACTTCATCGACAAATTCGAGGTCTTCAGTGAAGAGGTGAAGGTGGACTTTTGTGGTCTGATCCGATAGCCGCCCGGCCATTTACTCATCTCCAAAGAGGTCGGCGAGGGAATAAAGCGTCTCGCCATTCGGGTTTTCAGGGTTTTTCTTGACGGTTCGTGCGGTCGGAGCGGTTTTTAGAATCCACAAGAATTTGTCAGGTTGTTCTGGGGAGCGGGAGATTTGGATGTTATCGAGTTCTGGTTCTTTCCGCTTCGCGGAGTAAAGACGTGACATGAGGACTTGGGGGTTTCCGATCATCTCCACCTCAATCCCGATGTCGGAATGGAGGGCTTCGTAAAGGAGTTCCAATTCACGCATGTCACGTCCCTTTATTAGGCTGCTTCACCAAAAAAGTCAGGAAGAAGGTCGGACGCCATTTCGCGGCTGGACGAAACACGGCGGGCAGCCTCTTCGCGGATTTCCGGCTTCTTCTGGAGCACGATCGAGACGTATTCCG